TTACATTCAAATTCTTGTGTGAACTGACGCTCGGATGTGTTCGCAATAGTCTGTGCTTTCCAATCAGCATCTCTACCAGGAACCTGAGACCAATGCACTTCATTATGAACGTAATCACTCTTACCTTGAACGGAGTTCTGCCACATCTTATAGAAGTGGTTCATACCATAAGGCGTTGAAATAATGATAACCTTCGTTGATTTACCTGAGGTAATCGTAGGATACACAGAAGAGAAGAACTCTTCTGCAATATGATTTGGAACGAAAGCAAATTCGTCCAAGAATAGAATGTTGAATGACATCCCTCGGACGGCAGATGCTGAGGTAGAAGCGGCAAGAATCTTGGAACCATTCTCAAGTTCCATACTACCTTTGTTCCACGCAACAACACCTTGCTGCATCCACTTAGGTAAATTTTCATATCCTAACTGAAGGCGACCCAATAGGTCTCTCGCAGTAGATGCCTTGTTTGCTAGGATACCAATATTAACGTTATCGTTAAAAATAGCGTAGTATAAAAGATAAGATACAACAGTAGTGGATTTACCGGTTTGTCGTGGTAACTTTGCGATGTTGAATCTGTTTTCATGGAAATCTTTAATTAATTTCTCTTGAAAATCCCACATCTTAAATGGGATGATACCTTCATCAAGAGAAATAATTTTCATATAATTTTTGGTAAAGTAGATTGGATCTGCTTTACATTTTAAATATTCACTTACTTGTTCTTTAGTAAATTCAATATCAACCCCAACCTTTTTGAGGTTAGGGTTGCCTAAGTATAAATCTTTACCGCTCATTCGCTCTATCTAGATCTTCATTATATCTGTCAAGAATATTTAGACGTGCGTCCCAGGTGTCTCCACCATCACTACCCTTTACAGGATTGATACAAGTGTCATCACCAAGCTTATTACACACCAAGCCAGCAAGATCCAACTCATTTCCTTTGTTCCCCGTACCGGACCAGTAGTGCTGTCCGTTTATCCAAACAGCACCACATTTTTTACACTCTTTCCTCTCAACAGAAAGGTCTGATAGTTCCTTGTCCGGCATGGCAATTCTCCATAATAAAATATTTAGTTTAATTTGTATCAATATGTTACAATACTTACTTAAGTATTGTTAATCAATTATAAAATAAATGTTAATTACGGATTGTGATTCTTGTTTTCTTTAATTTTTTGATATCCCCATACAGCGAGGGTGCCGATACCTAGACCAGCAAGACAGCAAAGAAACATGTGAATAATGTGTTCGAAGGTTGAGTGATCTGCGTGATTCATGAGACGTGAATAGTTCCTACCATGCCAGCCCCCTTGTGGGGACCACACCAGTAAGTATAATCTCCTGCCTCTGGAAATGTCAACTCAAAGTCCTCACCTGGTAACATAGCGAGACCTTCGTGTGACAGTTCGGGATGATCCTCCACAACTACGTTATGAGGAGGAAGCATATTATTAATAAAATGAACTGACTCCCCAGCAGCAATAGAAACTTCAGCAGGTTCAAAAACGAGATTGCCATTGGCACCCATTTGAACGTCAACAGCCCATGCAGGAAGTGCAAAAAATAGTGAAGCAAGTAGTCCTAAAAGAAACTTCATTTGTCTTAATATATCTACATTATGTATGTTGTTACCACTCCATTCTTACATTATTGTAACGTGGATTTGTTTTAACTTCCTGACTTATCATCTCACTAAATTCATCACAGCATTGACACCACCGCCGTCTTGCTTCTGGTGCTCCTAATGCTTTTTTCGCCGCAAAGTCTCCCACTCATACCAAAGTTGGGAACACTCCGCAGATTTTTCATTGAGATGCGGTTCAAGATACATTAGCAATTCCACGCTCTTAAAGATTTATTAATACGAGAATCCTTATCGTTTGCAGTCTTCTTGCTAGTAAGTTTCTTCTTCATTCCTTTCATTCTAGCGCAGAAGGATGCCCTCCTGGGATTTCCAACCTTCTTGCTTGGTGCTTTAAGGTCTGATCCTGGATTCTCCTTTTCATAAGACTTTCGTCCTTTTTCGTTAAGTCCTCCGGACTTATTTTGTCCTTCTTTTCTGGTCCAGGCTGATTCGTTGAGCTCATTCCTGAATTGCTTAAACGACTTCATATTTATACCTCGTTATCTACAAGTATAATATCAAAGATTGCTCCACCACCTACACCATTTTGAGATAGACCTTTTATTTCTATATCTGTTTTCTCTTCAAATCTTAAAGGAACTGGATAGTCATAGTTGAACCCAGAAGCAAATACTCCAAACTGACCTTTAACATTAAATGCTCCACCAAAAGGTCTTGCATACAATCTAAACAGAGCATCATTGTTAGCATCAATAGAACCTTGAAGTTTCATCAAATATCCTGTTTTGCCAGCAGGGATCGTATATAAGGACATCAAAGTTTGACCAGCACCAGCAATAATTACTGCTACATCATTGACACCATTTTTAATTCTAATTTCATCATCATTAGTTGTGCCAGTATTTGCAGTAACCATTCTTGCACGGAACACTCTGGAGAATTGTGCTACTGATGCGGGACCACCAATAGTCAACGTTTCTGTTACGGGAGCATAGTTTTCATCTAAACCCTGAACCTCTACAGTTCCGCCATCATCAGTCGTGCCCTGGCCAGCATTATCTGCAACTGCAGTTACTGTAGCGGCAGCATAGTATGCATAATCTGTTGCTTTATCCCAGATGGTTTGCCAAGAATTAGCAATAGTATCTCTAAATCCAAACTTATTGATGTGTGAATATCCTTCTAACAGTCCAGCAGCAATAGGAATGTTAGCAGCAGCACCATAACTATTCAATGGATTGCCATTCTGGTCTGCCAGCATCACTACTTCAAAGTTGGTAGTGTCCTGTGCCCTATAGTCTTGCGTATCTTTATTCCATTGTGCCATTAGATTAATACCGGATTGTTATCTTTGTCGTGTCTTTGATATGCTGCTGGAGTTCTTGGTGTATTATCAGCATTTCTTGCCTGATACACACCAGGAGTTCTCACACTATTGTCAACATTTCTGGCAATATAATCAGCATTCCAATCTTCATATGTAATATCAGTCCATCCCTCAGTGCCACTATAAATGGTTACTGATGTTGATGATGGTTGTGGTACAACGGGATCATTATTTTCGTCGTGTCTGATGTAAGACATTTTTTATTTTTATTTATTCTTTACGCCCATTGACTTAAGCATTTTTTGTAAATCAGAAGTGCTGCCAATAAACATCGAGTTATTATTTGTGACTGTCTTAGGACCAGATTTATCTTCATCCAAATCCTTCATCTTCTTATGCAAGTCAGTCAGTTTCTCTGCCATCTCTGTGGTCTGCTTGATGAGGTTGCCCGCCACCTCATACGCCCTAGGATGACCAGACTCCTGTGCGATCTCTAAAGCACCATTGACTGCTTCCTGACCCTTCTCAATGAGGTCATAGAGAGAACCACGAACGTATTCGTAGTCCTTGTCCTGGTGGTTGTCCTCTGCTCGTTTCTTTGCTTGCTTAAATTTTTCAATAGGTTCTTCCTTTGCCACTTCAATGTCAAAGGTCTCTTCCATACTCTTTTCAAATTCGTTCATGACTGTGCATCATCTCCTTCAAATACATCAAAGCTAAATCCGTAATCATCATCAAAAGTATCTGCTGGAGATACTAGGTCTCTATCTGCGGTATCGATATCACCATCACCATTGTAATCCTTGAGTGGTTCAACTTCAGTAACACGTTTGACTGATCTTCTTGGAGTACCAAGACCACCAGCAGTCTCGAAGATTGTTGCTTTCTTGATTGTATCTGCCTTGGTGTAAGGTCCGTAGATGTATGACTTGACTACAAATCTAAGTGTGTATGTAATCTTTCTTCTGTCACTAAAATCATCCAACCAGTCATCTTCATAATCAACACTACTTAGATTAATTTTAACATCCTTATATTCATTCATATCAGGAATGAAGTTGATAGTGATGTTATAGTATGGTTGGAAGAATGGTAGAATCTGTTCTAGTATTTGATTACCTTCGTAGGTATCCTTCACCATAAATCCTACTTCAAAATCAAAGTCATATGCTACAGGAACATACTGCTCTGATATACCAGTGTTGTTTCCTTGGTCGTCTGTTTGTGCTGCTAGAATTTTTGTGATAGGTGGCAACTGCTTAGAAGAATCTCTAGACAACCCAGTCATCTCAAAATACATGAATGGCAAAGTAATTGCTCTCTTTTGTAGTTCTGGATTCTGTTCTAATCTAGTTTCAAACTTTGCTCTAGGACCATATGCCAAAGGCACACGCTGCTTCTGTAGAACTTCTCCTGTAGTGGGATCTTTCCTAACAATTTTTATATTGTTAAAGAGCGTACCAAAACCTTTTACAGTATTGTCTATAGCTCTATGATAGTATTCAGTTCCAAACATCAGAAGTTACCATTTAGATTACCGACTTCGCCAAAAGGATTTTCTTCCGTCCATAACAGAATATCGTCCGCAGCGTCTTCAATATATTTATTATCATCAAAGTCAGTATTGGCGTCATCTATATCAGTAAATTCTGCCTGAGTTCCTAACTGATATATACCATCTGTTGTATTTACATTTGTATCTGCACCGGATTCTCTACCAACATAATAAGTTTCATCCCAATCACCAGTAACATTAATGAGTTCAAGTCTTCTGGATGGAGCATCCCAGTCAGATACTTCACCCTTGATACCAGTTGGATTTGCTAGATTACCAACAACTACGTCAGTATAGAATTCAACTTTATCACCAATATAATAATTACCAGTGCCTCCATCAGCAAGAACAAAACTAATGGCATAATCGTTGTCTGCTTCAATGTCGTCTATCTCAGGAATACCAGTATCAATGTCTTCACTACCAACCTCGTAGATTTCGCAGGTCATAGTGAAGAAATATAGTTTGCCTAACTGATAGAATGGCGCTTCTCTCTCAACAAACTTAATCTCATACAAATCACCTGTCAATGGGAAAAAGATTAAGTCTCCTTCATTAGGTCTAGACTCCACCTCTAGATTATTCAGGCGTGTGGATTCCTGTTCCCATCTACGAACTGACATCGTAAATGTAATCTCGTCCGTAACTCTTAAACCAAACTTGCTGATGAACTCAGATTGATTTCCAAAACCTTCTACATTCTGTAGCATAGCTTCGATAACAATCTTCTCACTAAACTCTGAGAAGACAATCTGATTTAATGCCTGGTCTCGTATTGTTTTTCTTGTAATATAATAGATGTCGCTACCAAACAGACGTATCTGTTCGTCTACTAAATCTTGATATAAGTTTTGCTCGCTGCCATCATTTTTGTAGTACAGCGGAAAGTAGTGACTGGTAGGCATATCATCCGATCATATCTAGGGGTGGTAATTGATAATGTGACATCATCTTTTCTTCTAATGCCAACACTTCCATGTTGCCATCCTCATATAACTGGCGTCCATTCATTGTGATACCGCCTGGGAGTTGAACGTTGTTGAACTTAATCATGTTCTGTCCCCACTGTCTCTTGATAAGAGCAGTAGCATATTTCTTGATAAAACTATCATTCCACACTTGATTAAATTCTGCGGGGTCTAATGCACGATGACATTCTATAATTAGATAATCTCCAGCATCTAAAAATGTTGGGTCTACATCAATGTATAATCTATCTTGCCTCTTGTTAAATCTGAATCCTACAAGAGAACCACTATTGATTACCATATCAATAGTTTCTAGATATTGCTTCACCATATAATAGTTTAATAGGTCAACTGAACCAAAAGAATACAAATCATTTAGAAATAATCTATATTCAATACCAAATAAATTACCGCGAACGCTGCTACTGGATAATCCAAATACTTTTGAAATACCTATAACATGATCCGGAACTTGTAGATAGTTGTCCCTCTCTTCCCAAGTGTCTGTAGTTACTGGAGCAGGAGTGTCATCTGGTCCGATAGTATTTTGATTTGAACTTTTAAATCTAGTAATTTCATCTTCGGTAATTTGATGTTTGAGATACATCTTCTCTACACCATCAAAATGATACTCCTGATAAAATTGTATAGCATCATCAATCAAGTCATCAACTTGATCGTCATCTACGTTAATTTCTAATACAGGAGCACCAAGTTTTCTTAAGCAATAGTCAGTGAACTCTGCCC